CTAACATTAGTATTTTTATCTGCAATCATTTCTTCTGTTTCTCTAATGAAGTTTAATGCATTTTGCATAGTTAAAGCATAGTTTTCTGTTCCATCAGAGTTATAATGATTAGGGCAGTAAACATAGATGTTAGGGTCTGAATCCCAACATGTTTTCCATGTTACTTCCGCACCATCATCAAAATCTAAGAAACGTAATATAGCACCATCTTTAATTTCTTTATCAGTTCTTAGGTCAAGGCCCAAACCTGATTTACCTTGTTTGGCTTTACCTTCAATAGATAAAACCATAAAGGAATGTTTTCTTGCTAATTGTGCTTTTCTTGCTTCTTGTGTTAACTTTTTCCACTGCTGGTATTGTAGTTCCTTTTGGACCTCTGGACCAACAGCGTGTTGCTGTTTTGGCTTATTCATAGTTTTTAAACTCATAATAATCTCTCCTTAATAAATAAACGTAGGAGGGGAATGAAGTGGGGGAGATACCATAAAAAAACCCCCTTCATTATTACTGTGAAAACCCCCCGTAAGTTTATCTATCTAAAACCAATCAAAGTTATCCTCCACTGGGGCTTCAACTACTTCTGCACTTCCATGTCTATCAATAACATATAATCCTAAAGCGTTAAGTGCAACATTTCTTAGTTCACCTGTTTCTTTATCAGTTCCTTGTGAAGTTCTACCACAAACAATTACATTACTACCGATACCAAAATCAATATCAATATGACTTGGAACCCAACAAGTAACAGCATTAGACGAACCATCATAATCATAATCTACATTTAAATCACTTAAGAATAATGTTTGATTACCATTAACGGCTTGTTGTAAGTTCATACCTGTAACATTTCCGTCTGTTATTACCATTCTTTCATGTGGTTTCTTATGTGAATTATCAGAATGGAATGCATCTAAAGCCACTAATTCAGAAATACTATCTGCTAATGTAGATTGAATTACATTAATTATTTCTTCATCAGAATCTAAATACTTTAATGATGATAAAGTGCTTCCATCTTTTCTTGCGCTTAAAAATTGAGCATTGTTTGAATTAGGAACACAATCGAATGAACACCAACTAAATGTATTAGGAGCAAACTCTTTACATTGTTCTCCTTTAACTGACATTTGATATTTTTGGTATTCGCTACTTTCATCTAACTTACCTACAAAGAATAATCTTCTTGACCAGTTTTCAGCAGGTAGTGGTTTTCCATAATTTTTATTCACTTCACCACTTGCCCATGCCTTTCTTGAATCAATTGGGATTATCCATTTGTCATCATCTACTTGCATAGCACTATCAGGAATTTTCTCTAAAACTTTAGTAGCCAATTCATCATTAGCAAACCTAGTTACTTCGTATCTTCCATCTGATAGTTGAACAGCAACAGCGACATTACCCGCATTTAAACTAGCAGTAGAATCCCTTTGGTATTCAGCCTTTAGAGTGTTCCTATTCCTTTCTTCCCAATCTCTTGCATCTTCAACAGCATAAAAGAAACCAGTAGCAGTTTTAGTGAAAGTTGTTCCAGTAAACTCTTGGCTTTCACCACTTTCTTCTTTTTTCTTTATAGCAATTTGTTGACCAAATTTAGACCTAAATAAACTTCTAGCGATTTTAAAACCGTTTTCGTCTTCTAAGTCCAAATTATGTTTAGCAACGATATTGTCGAAATCCGCTTGTGCTTCTTCAACAGTCATGCCTAACTTTTCAGCATATTTTTCTATTTCATTTTTCATTTCTTCTTTCATTTTTATTCCTCTTTTTATTTTTTTTATTTATTTTATACTAGTCGGTAGACTAGATTTATTATCCGTTTGGATTATTATTTTAATTGTGCAACCAACCAAGAAACTAATACTCTTGGGGTCATTGAATTTCCTCTCCACTCTGCTTCACCTACTGCTCTCAAATATTTGTATTTTGAATTATCATTTATATCGCTTTTAACAATAACTTCATGTAACCCATAACATATATCTTTGACAGTTTTTCCTGAATAAAGTGCATTATGTAATTCCTCTAGTGCTTTCCTGTGGTTCTCATTTTCTAACAGTTGTAAAATGTCATCATACCTCTCTAAACTTTTATTCACCTGTCTTTTCAAACTTGTTCCACTTGCAAGTGCGGCTTGCAATTCCGTTATTGTTCTACGAACATCACCGTTGTAATGACTTATAAACTGACCCAAATCAACATCGGAAGGATGTGAAATATCTTCCCTTGATAAAATCGTCTTCAATAAAGTTAAAATTGTAGCGCTATCTAATTTAGTAAAGAAATAGTTAGCGCACCTAGATTGCAAAGGATAAATGATTTTACTTCTATCGTTAGCAGTAATAATAAATCTAACATTAGAAGCATATCGTTCCATAACTCTCTTTAAAGCATTCTGAGCATCTGTTGTCATCCCATCCATTTCATCAAGTAATATGATTTTGAATGGAACATCACCAATTGCTTTCTGCTGTGCTATATCTTTAATGGTAGTTCTAACTACTTCTAGTCGTCTATCATCACTAGCATTTATTTCAAAGTAATTAGAGTCCATTTCAGACTTTAACATTTCATGTGCTAAGATACCTGCGGCGGCAGTTTTACCTACTCCCGCTTGCCCATACAATAATGTATTCGGCATATCTTTTATTTCTATCCAGTTCTCGGCATCGAGTTTAAATATCTCTTGCCCTATTAATTCGTGTATATTCTTTGGTCTGTATTTTTCTGTCCATAACATTTTAAAACCACCTATCTAATTTTAAGGTTCTGTTTGGAGTTATAGGAGCGTTTCTAGGTCTTGTCCTATCTTTCATTCCTAATACTCTCGTTTCTTCACTTTTCAATCTCTTTTTTGCCCACTTAGCAAACTCATCATCTTTTAACAATTGAGGCAGTAAATAGCCTTGATTTGGTTTTATTCTTAACTTCCTAAGAATAGTAGGCACTTTAGAATAACTACCCTTTTTAGGATAATTAATCTTTGAGTATATTCTTCCATCATGTGCGTATGCTAATAACTCATAAAAGTAATCAGAAGACCATCTTCTTTTTACTCTACCATCTATAAATACCAACTTGTTTGGATTAAGATTTAATCCTAACCAAGTCATTATTTGCACATCAGCAGGTTTATTGAATTTTAAATTCTTAAGCACTTCTTTTCGGTTAGTGTTTTTAAGATAATCACCTACCAATTCAAACACACTTAATTCTATTTTGTGTGGTGGTTGGCTTCTTGGCGCTATCTTTTTTATTTCTTCTAACGCATATGCTTTAGTCCCTGCCCTTCTAATCTTACAACAATTCTTAATTTCAGTTGGAACACCTTTCTCATTATTAGAAGTTAATACGATTTGACTTTTACAATTTCGTATTACATTCATTATAATATCTTTATTAGATTTATAATGCACTTCTTCAATAATAATATCTTGTTCAACGGACTTCCAATCTCTATCTTCTATCTCATTAGCATAGTAAATTAATACGTCTTCTGCTACTAAAGTTTTAGCAAGTGTAGATTTTCCTGTTCCGCTTTTTCCTGTTATTAATATTGGTCTTGTCTTTTTCCCCATATCTATTAAACTCAAGTTATTAACCCCTTTATCTCTAATATTCTATCAAAGCCCTTTTGCGTTAAATGATGTTTATTAGAAACAATTGTTAATACTTCTAAAAATGATTCAAATTTATTGCAATGCTTTGGTATGTTTGGTATAAGTTTAAAAAATTGTAATAGATTATCTATACTAGTTATCCTAAGAATAGGATATTTTCTATTACAATGTTCTGTTTCTTTTAAGTAGGAATTTATACCATATTCCTCTAAAGTTTCTTGTAGTGTAGATAAGAATTCTATATTCATTGCTCTTATCTTAACCACCAATCTTATCCTATAGCCGATAGACTGTTTGCTATCTTTCTCTATTGATATTTCGGGACTGGCTAATGATACCAATATCCCTTCAAGTTGTTCTTTCGTAAACATCTGTTGACACTCCTATACAATCGTGTTTTATTCTTCTAAAATCTAATCCTTCTGAAATGATTTCTTGTAATTCTTCTATGTTATCTAGTTCATCGGGGAATATCCATTGAATGCAATACCCCTTATATGTATTTAATAACTCTGCTTTTTCTAAATCTATATCCTCTATAAACTGTGCAAATTTATACATACCTAATAAATCAGCAATAGCATGATTGATAATCAAATTATCTTGAATCCCAAACTCACTATAAACCATAAAGGTTACAGAGGTTACTGAACCATATTCTTCAGTCCATTCTGCTTTAATATTTTCATCAAAAAACTTCATGAGAAAACCTCACTTGTTTAGTTCCCTCATATCTTCAGAATTCATATTTGCTTTTTTCTGCATGTTTCTAGTTATCTGACAACCTAATCTAATTTTAGATGTAGATGGTAAATTCCAAAATACATCTTCATCTAATCCGTATGTAATTTCCATCTGTCTGCATAGTTGTCTTCTGTTTAAATGCTGTAATGATTCATCTATCTTTATCCCTATGATTTCGTCTGTTGGATATTTAACAAACGTATCTATTACTACATACATTACTCCCATAACATAAAGTAGTTTTTTCAAAACCCATTGTATCATATTGGGTGCTACTAATAGCCCCCCTCATATACTTTATCCTTCAATTTAAAAATTCTATCTGTTACTTTCATTCTGTCTTCTAACAAATCATCTAAAAATCCTTTTAATTCATCATTGGAAAATTGTTGTAATTTTTTATTAATATATTTATATGGATGCCCGAGTTCAACTAATATACCTTTTAGAATATATTGTTTAGCATCTCTACTTCCCCATACTGACTTTAAACAATGAGAGCAAGTTATCTCTTTTGGGTTGTTAGTTAATTTCCATAAAGTTCTAGGCCCACTACTTAATTTACACATAGGAATTCCCGCAATTTCTTTGTGTTTATTGAAAGATATTTTATTTTTCAAAATTTTAACGTGTGATAAAAAATCAACATTTAAATGTGTATGTTTATATTTATTGATTTTCCTCCCCAATAACTGTTTACATTTAATACACTCAACTAAATCTTTATCAGTAGTAAATACCGTTACTGATGGGTCATTACCACATATAAGTCTACCGTCTTTTAATGTTCCTTTCCACATACATGTCATATCATTCCCTCTACATCTTGTATTGTATTAATATCTGATACAGGTTTATCACTTCTTATTCTTAGTAATCTAGGAAACCTTAATCCTAAGTTATCATTAGCATCTCTAGTTACTAAATCAGCAGTAACCTCTAACACTATTCTAGGTAATAATTCATATGTTCCGTTCTCAACTCTTTGTATTATCTTTTTACCTTGTTGAGTTAAGGATATTAAATCTATATCTGAAAACCCAGTTCCTATACTACCAACAGGAACGAATTCTGTTCCATCTTTAACTGCTATATCATATGAACCAAACACTGTAGCCCTTTTACCATCACCATATCTTGCTCCAGTAACTACAACGTCTAACTCTATTCTTGGTGGTTTATACTTAATCCAAGAACGTTTACCACTTTCATAAGGGGCGTTAAGGTCTTTAATCATTATACCTTCATAACCATCATTGATTGCTGTATTATAGAAAGCATCACTACCTATATTCCATACTGGTGCATCATATGTTCCATCTGCACATCTAACTGCTTGTTTATGGAATTTAAGGATAAACGGTAATCGTTCTCTTAAAGAGTTATCCATTAAGTTTTCATCATTGAACATCATACAATCGAACACAGCCAGTTCTACAGGACATTTTTCAACTGCTTCCTCAATATTCTTAGAATGAATACGAGTTCCCATCTTCTTGAAAGGAGCAGGTCTGCCGTCACTTTCAACAGGATAAATTTCAGTATCAATAATAAATGACTCTTTCATTTCCCATGCATTTATCATAAGAACAATATCGGGAAACTTACTAGTTACTACCTTTCCTTTGCGATTAAATATGGCGACTGTATCTCCTTTGTGTATTTGATACCTAGCACCATCATACTTGTATTCAATAATACGTTCTTTAGGCCATTTCTCTTTAGGAACTTCTTTCGCTAACATAGGCTTAATGAATCTACCAATTACTAAATCATTAGGTGGTGTTTGGTTTGTTGAATAATACACAACTATATCAGATAAGGAATGTAATTGCATATGTTTTCTAACTTCTGCTTCTTTCTTATCATATACTTTAGCAACTAATTTTCTAACTAGTCCTTCATTGATTCCATTTCTAGGTGTTCTTAACCAATATCTCAAAAACCATTTTCTTTCTAATGATGACATTTGATTAAAAACCATATTAAATCTTCTAAATGCTTCTCCATCACTTTTACTACAATCCATTTGTAATATAGAATACATCCCACCTAAACTGAAATCTGATGACTCATTAATTGTATCAAAATGGTATATACCTTCGCCTATATCTCCATGATTATAAATTGAAACTTCTACTTCTTCTTCGAATACTTCTAAAGATTTTGTAATCCATTTTAATGCCTTCTTACTTGCTAGATTATTTGGTCCTAAATCTAAAGATAAAATATTAATGAATTCGGTTTTATTAATTCCCGATATATCATTCATTTCTTTAAATTCTTTCGCCAATAAACTAACAGTTTTAGTTGGTGTTTTATATTCTACTGCTTGCATTAATCTGCTAAATTCTATCCATTTCATTTTATTCTTCCTCCAGAAGTTTCATACAATCAAAGGGTTTTTTATTCAGTTGCTTGTATCTATTTGTAATCCTCGTAATATGTTTCGAAGTGATTCTTCTCTTGAAAAGTTTACCACTTTTCATATGAAATGTTACAACGTAGTCTAAGGGTGATTTAACATCCTCGACCAATGGTTTTTTACGAAACTCTATCGCTACAACTTCTTTAAGGTCAAGAATTAATTTATGACATCTTGCATATTCTTTTATCGTTTTAGTCATTTCAGGCATTTTCAAGCCTCCATAAAGCAGGGTAAGTCTTTTTTTCATTAACTCTAACAAACTCTTTATTTACTCTAAGAACTTGAGTTA